AGTAGTAACATTAGTACTCTTTCTAATGCGAAATCTCAACAAATCCAAGTACGAGACACCTCGGTGGTTGGGGGCGTTAGAACCACAATCTCCACTGCAGAACTTAGGTTGGCACAATCTCGTATTGAAGTGGAAGAGAGAAACAAGAGCTCGGTACAAGCGAAAAGAGAAGTAGCTGCAGATTCACTACAATCTATTCAGTTAAGAATATTAGATTTAGAATCTATGGAAGGTGTATCATCTGAATTAGGCCCATTAGAATATCTTAGTGGATTACTTAACAAACCAATGGACCAGATTATCAACTGGTTTATCCTAATCATTATATTTGTATTCGACCCATTGGCCGTTGCACTTGTAATTGCTTTTAACAACGCTGTTAAAGTTGATAGAGGAATTGTTAAAAAAGATAAAGTAGTTCGTAAGAGAGAACTATATGGTGAAGATGATTCCTCTAATGATGATAGTGATGAGGAAAAAGAATGGGAAGAAGAACTTACCAATGAATTAGATAACACTTTACAAGATGGATTAGATGATGTTTCATATGAAGATAATCAGGTTGAAACTGACGTAGAAGATACAAATGATGAATGGGATGAGGACCATGCATTAGATTTGGTTATGAATGATATGGTTGAGGATTTAGATGAAGATGGTAAGATAGATGAAGATATAAACCAAGATGGTATAATTACTGAAGAAGAAAAAAAGAAAGCATATGAGTTGGGTAATTGGAAACATAGTTTTAATGGTAAACCATATTACTTACATCCTTGGTTTGATTGGAACAAAAAAGAAAGATGGATAAACGATAGACAGGCAATAAATCACTGGTTAAATTATAGAGGTGGTAATACAACTGCACTTGAAGAAATAAAAAGCCAATACCCAACAGATTTTAACTCAAAAACATATTAATATGTCAGTACAAATTACAGAAGCCGCAAATAAACAATTGATTCAAAACTTAAAAGAAGAAGATAAATCACCAGAAACACATCATCTTAGAGTTGGTGTATTAAGTGGTGGTTGTAGTGGTTTACAATACTTTATGGAATTTGGTGAAAAGACTGATTTACTTGAAGGAGATAAAACATTCGAAACCGAAAGTATAAATGTAGTTGTAGATAAACAATCTTTTATGTACCTTTTAGGTTCACAATTAGATTATTCAAGTGGATTAAATGGAAAGGGGTTTGAGTGGTCAAATCCAAATGCCAATAGAACTTGTGGATGTGGAGAAAGTTTTTCACTATAATGCTTGGATAATTCAAATATTTTTCGTATATTTACATTAGTAAATAAAACTTAAACGAAAGAATATGAATTTAGGATACGCTTGTATTAACATGACTTTAGGTAAACAAAAACCTAAAGTAACCACTAATCGTTCAATGATTAAAAGAACCTTCTTAGAGAAGGGTGTTGAATATGCTGGTGAGTTAGGATTACAGAACTCACGAGATTTATTCACTATATTGGAATGGAACAATCAGAACAACATTAAATGTTTTAGATTATCTTCTGAAATGTTTCCATGGGCTTCTGAGTATGATATTGAGAACTCACCATACTACAAACGAATTGAAACAGTACTTCAGGCGTGTGGACATTATGCAAATACTAATGGTATTCGTATTACCGCACATCCTGGTCCTTTCAACGTACTTGTATCCCCAAGAGAGAATGTAGTAAAAAATACTATTACCGATTTGGAAATACATGGTAAGATATTTGATATGTTGGGATTATCTCGTACACCATATAACAAACTAAACATTCATTGTAATGGTGTGTATGGAGATAAGATTTCTGCTATGGATAGATTCTGTAAGAACTTTGAGAAACTCTCTCCAGCAGTACAAGGAAGATTAACAGTAGAGAATGATGATAAAGCATCTATGTACTCAGTAAAAGATTTGATGTACATACATGAGAGAATTGGTATTCCTATCGTATTTGATTATCATCACCACACATTTAATACAGGTGGGTTATCAGAACAAGAAGCACTTGAATTGGCAATCTCTACTTGGCCAAAAGATATTAAACCGATAGTTCACTATTCGGAATCAAAACAATTACATGAAAACAATGAGAAACTCAAACCACAGGCTCACTCAGATTACATCAACAAGTTACCTAACTTATATGGTAACGATGTAGATGTTATGGTAGAGGCTAAGGCAAAAGAGTTATCTATATTACCATTTATAAAATGAAAATAAAACAACACTTACAAAAATATATAGGATGGTACTTCTTAGTATTATCTATATGGATGATGTTTCAAGAAGGATATGGATTAGAAGGATTCGTTATCTTTTTTGCAACAATTATGAAAGTACCACCATTTGATTTGGTTGGTAGAATGTTTGATTGGGCAGGAGAACTCTCCTACAAATGGGGAATGAAACTTAGAGCATACAAAGAGAAACAATCAAGACCAGTTAGAGTATTGATAACAATCTTGGCAATACTCTTTATTATTTTTCTTCTTTGGATTATGCCTGATGAAGAATGTGCATTATGTTAGAACCCAAAGAATGGTTAAGTGAAAACGAATGGGAAAACAAACCGATAGAATCGGATGCTTTTTCTCATTACACAATGTTGGATACTCTGATGGCAGAATATGCAAAATATTACATGAAAGAAAAATTAAAAGATATTGAAAAGAAAATTAATATTAATAAATTTATTTAATTATGGATAGAGGAAAACGATTACAAAAATCAGAATCGGCAAGAGAGAAACGAAGTAAAACAAAAGAAGTTGTTGATACGATAGAAAAGAGAAAACATGCTGATGCAAAAAATCTTAAAAAGAAATATAAAAAGATTAAACAAAGACATCACGATAATAAATTATAATATGGAAAAGGAATATATCAAAAAGAATTTAAAACAGATTAAACAATTATTAGAAGAAGATTCTCCGTATATTGCAAAAGAGAGAATAGGATTTTTAATTGATGAACTTGAACCAAAAAAAGAAAGACAGTATAGAAGTAGACAAGGTAGAAGTGATAAACAATATGAATCTAATCTAAAAGTAATGACATATGGTTGTATTGGATTGGGTGGTATTCTACTAATCATGATTCTATGGGGTGTAATAACTAATGGGTAATACAAATAGAATATTAGAAATAGTAGTGGTTCACAAAGGCCCTCGTAAAAACTCAAAAGTTATAATGGAAATATTTGAGAACACACGAGTTGATGATATTATTACTACCACAAAAAGAAAACCACTCATCCCAAAAGAAAATGAAATTTTAGAATTGGGAGTTGGTATATCATTTGTAGAAAGATATAAGAAAAAATATAAGTTGTGAAAAAAGAACAAAAAAAGATTTTAATTGTAGTAGGACATCCTGATAAGAAATCATTCTGTTGGAATGGTATCTATAAAACTGCTACAAGACAAATGAGAAAACATAAACAATCATATCGAGTGATTGATTTGTACAGAGATTCATTCTCAAGACCGAGAACAGATTTAATTAAGAAGTATCAAGATTTAGTTACTTGGTCTACTCATATTTATTTTATATCACCTGTATGGTGGTTCAGATTAACACCAAGAATGGAAGTATTTTTTGATGAAGTATTTACACCAGGTTTTGCATACAAGTTTGTAAACTTTACAAAACTATATGCATATCCAAAACCATTCCTCAAAGATAAGAAAGTAAGAACTTACATTACACATGGTGCACCATCACTACCCGTCAGAACCCTATATCTTAACTCAGTCAAACTAAGATTGGTGTTGGGTGTGTTTACCTTCGTTTTCGGATGGAAACTCAGTAGATGGATGAAAACAAAACAATTTTGGTCAGTACCATTTGTTTCTCATAAAAAAAGAACCAAATATTTAACTACTGTAAAGAATGATATTAGAAAAGATTTAGGACTTTGAAATTAAGAGAAAACCAAATAGAACCAGTAGCAATTGGAGTTGAGTTTTTACGAACTCCAAAAATGAAACCATCGATTATCGTAGCACCAACTGCTTTCGGTAAATCGATTGTTATCGCTGCAATTGCAAAAGAACTTGGTGAAAAGATTTTGGTTCTACAACCTTCTAAAGAATTATTAGAACAAAACTATAACAAGTTTATAACTCTCGGAGGAGAGGCATCTATCTATTCTGCTTCAATGGGAAGTAAAGAAATGGGTGATGTAACTTACGCAACAATTGGTTCTATTATCAATATAGCGTATAAGTTTAAAGAGATGGGGGTCACTAAGATTATAATCGATGAGTGTGATAGGTATCCGAGGAACAAATCCGGTCAACTTCGAAGGTTTGTGGACGGTATGAAAGCATCTCATGTACTTGGTCTTACTGCTACCCCCTTAAAATTACAAACCAACATGGGAGATACTGGCCCATATTCAAAGTTGGTGATGTTAACAAATCGTTCTAAACATGGAACGTTTTTTAAATACATACTTCATGTTTCTCAGATTCAAGATATTGTTAAGTTAAAATATTGGAGTCCTTTAGAATATCAGTCTTATGATTTCGATACAGGTGCCTTAGTTTACAATTCAAGTGGTGCTGAATATACACAAGAATCTATTGCTCGTTCTTATGAAAACCAAAACATTGGTGATAAGATTGTAAAGAAGGTTGAAGAAGTATATGATAGAAAATCAATTCTTGTAGCAGTACCAACGATAGAACAAGCAACAGAACTTGCAAGAAAGATTCCACAATCAGCAGTAGTACATGGTGGAACACCAACTCAAGATAGAAAAAGAATTATTGAAGAGTTTAGAAATCAACAGATACGAGTTATTGTACAAGTTAATGTACTTACAGTTGGATTCGATTATCCTGAATTAGATTGTTTGATTACAGGTAGACCAACATCATCAATCTCTTGGTGGTATCAGTTTGTTGGTAGAGGAACTCGTATTCATCCACAAAAAGAAAATTGTTTAGTTGTGGATTTTGTAGGTTCAGTTGAAAGATTTGGTAAAGTAGAAGAACTTTATTACAAAGATACTGGTGGTGAAGAATGGGAATTGTTTGGAGAAGGTAAAAAGCAACTTACAGGTATTCCAATGCACGAAATAGGAATCCACTTAGAGGGAGGTATTAACCTTTCAGAAAAGAAAAACGAAGATGGTGATATAGAAAAAGTTTATATGACCTTTGGAAAATATAAAGGTAAACCAGTTGCATCTATTCCTCCATATTATAGAAAGTGGATGGTAGATAACATAACTTGGGGGCCTTGGAATATAAAAATTAAAAAAGAAATAGAAAGACTTGGAAATATAAAATAAATTTCGTATATTTGTATAATATGAATAACTTAGACTTAGAATACCAAAAATTACTTCAAGAAATAATACTTGATGGAAAAGAAAAAACCGATAGGACTGGAACAGGTACAAAATCTATTTTCGGTAAACAAATAAGACATAAGATGAGTGAAGGATTTCCACTTCTTACAACAAAGAAGATGGCAATAAAATCAATCATGACAGAACTGAAATGGTTTCTCAAAGGAGATACCAATATAAAATATCTTGTTAATAACGGATGTAATATTTGGAATGGAGATGCTTACAAACAATATCAAAGAGCGTGTATGTATGAACTCGATAGAGATGAACTTACACTTAAAGAGTTTGTAGATAAAATTAAAACAGATGAATCTTTTGCAAGAGTATGGGGAGAACTTGGTCCTGTTTATGGTAAACAATGGAGAAGTGTTAGTAAAAGATATGGTTCATCACCAACATATAAAATAGACCAGATTAAAAATCTTATAGAAAATATTAATGAAAATCCTGATAGTAGAAGATTGATGGTTAATGCGTGGAATGTTCAAAGGATAGATGAGATGACACTTCCACCTTGTCACTATGGATTCCAATGTTATGTTCAAGATGGTAGATTATCACTACTATGGAATCAGAGAAGTGTTGATACGTTCTTAGGGTTACCATTTAATATTGCATCTTATGGGATGTTATTACTACTATTATGTAAAGAAACTAATTTAGAACCAGGTGAGTTAATAGGAAACTTAGGAGATACTCATTTATATTTAAATCATTTAGAACAGGCTGAAGAACAAAGAGTTAGAAGTTCATTTGAATTACCATATGTGAATATATCAAATGTAGATATTCTAAACGGTGAATTTGATTATGAGATTTTGAATTACCAATCACATCCAAGTATTAAAGCACCTTTATCAAATTAAAATGAAAGATAAGATAGTATTTCTTTTATCAATAGGTATAATCATTTTACTTGGAATGTTAATAATAGGAGATTTTATTATTTCTTTAAAAGAAAACAGACCAGTAGATGAATCAATTATACATTTGATACAAATATCAATTACAGGTATAATAGGAATATTAGGAACTTACTTTGGAATGAAAAACAAAAACAAATAAATTATGGCAAATCCAGTAATATGTATTGAAGCAATTAACAATGTTAAAAAATCAGTTCAAGGGAATGACCCAAGAACTTGGATGAAAGCATGTGCAATAGAAACTTTATTAAAAGGTAAAAGTGGTAAACATTTTAAAAATTGTTTAATAGGTAAAATGGAATCTACTGCTCAACATATAGAAAATCCAGCAGGATATGCTGATGAACTATATAATGAAATTAAAAATAAGTGTAATTAAGATGGAACATAAAAGATTATACGAGATTAAGATTCAACAACTCGAAAAAGAAAATAAAGAACTTAAATTAAAACTTGAAAAACAAGAATTAATTAAAGAAGGTTATAAGGAAGAAATTTCTAAGTGGAATAAAAAATATAAAGATTTAAAAAACCAAATAAAAAATGGATAATAAAGAAATAATTAAAAAAATTTTAGAATTAAAACTTATAAAACCACAAACACAGAAGATTAAGGCACAAATCCAAAAACTTCAACAAAAATTAAGTAAATGAAAAAATTTTACAGAAGTAAATCAAACAGAATACTATCAGGTATATGTGGTGGTTTAGGAGAATATTTTGATACAGACCCATTGTTATGGAGATTGGTATTTATTATATTATTCTTTTGTCCTGCACCAATATTTCTTTTATACATTATAACAACACTTATAACAAATTCAATAGATTATGATTAGAACAGCAGAATGTGTATCACCGATGCACCCAGACAAAATGTGTGATAGAATATCAGATACACTTTTAGATTTACACCTACAACAAGACCCAAACTCACGATGTGCAATTGAAACTTGTGGTGGTATGGGAGAAGTTTATATCACAGGAGAAGTTACTTCAAACGCCGTAGTAACAAGAGAAAACATTGTAAAGGTAGTTCATGATGTAACTACGGATGATACAATTAATGTTATCATTAATATCAACTCACAATCACCAGAGATTGCAAATGGAGTTGATACTGGTGGAGCAGGTGACCAAGGAATAATGATTGGTTATGCTTGTAGAGATAACGAACAATTCTTACCACAAGAATATTATCTATCAAGAGAACTTAATAAATTTGTATTTGATAAATATCCATATGATGGTAAGACACAAGTAACAATGAATGGTAACTCACTAAGAGTTGTATGTTCATTCCAAAATGCACCAACTGAAATGTTAGAAGGGTTAGTCGGAGGATTCTTTAGTAGATATCCACAATACCATATTGAATCATTACATTGTAATCCTGCAGGTGATTGGAACATTGGTGGGTTTACTGCTGATGCTGGATTAACTGGTAGAAAGTTAGCAGTAGATAATTACGGCCCAAGAGTTCCAATAGGTGGAGGAGCGTTTAGTGGTAAGGATTCTACAAAGGTAGATAGAAGTGCGGCATATATGGGAAGAAGAATTGCGGTGGATATATTAGAACAAAGACCAGAGGTAAAAGAAGTTATGGTTCAACTTGCTTATGCAATTGGGTATGACCAACCTCTACAAGCAACTGCAATCGTTGATGGAGAACATGAATTTATTAAAGGATATGATTTATCACCAAAAGGAATTATAGATTTCTTAGAACTTAGAAAACCAATATTTGGAGAATCAGCATCATATGGACACATGGGTGCAGGATTTAATTGGAAATAAATTTGGATATGTTAAATAATTTTCGTATATTTGTATAACAAATAGTTTATAATGGCAAAAAAATACAAAGTAATATTAATTAGTGGAGGATTTGACCCTGTTCATAAAGGCCATATCGAGTGTATCCAAAATGCTAAAAAGTTAGCAGATGAAGTTTGGATAGGATTAAATAATGATAGTTGGTTACATAGAAAAAAGGGGAAATCATTTATGAAAGAAGATGAAAGAGCTTTCATAATGGAATCCTTAAGAGATGTGGATTATGTTTATATAATGAATCCACTTATACATGGAGATGATACAGCAATAGATTTCATCGACCATGCAAGAAGAAAGTATATACACGAAAATGGTGATTTACCAAAAGGTGTAATGGCATTTGGTAATGGTGGTGATAGAACCGAAACAACCACACCAGAGAATGATGTATGTAATTCATATGGAATAGAATCAGTATGGGGATTGGGAGATAAGATTCAATCTTCATCATGGTTATTAGAAAAATATTTAAATATAGCAGAATAATGGATATAGAACGATTAGTAAAAGAGTTTCCAAATGATATGGAACTTGGTAAAGCAGTAAGAGAGATTTACTTACGAAGAGAAAAAATTTTAGAAGAACATAAAGATATAAAAATATTTGAATCACCTGACAAGGGTAAAACAGTTTATGTTAGAGGTTGGGGAGCTCCTTCTTCAACAAGAAAAAAAGTTACAAATCAATTAAACATATTTGAATGAGATTAATTAAAGACCCAAATAAAATAAGAAAAGCAATTGAACCAACTCCCATGACTCAAGTAGAGATTGATGAAATATCAACAACTCTATTACAAGAACTAACAAAACATGGAGGAATAGGATTATCGGCAAACCAAATAGGATTAGATGTTAGGGCGTGTGTAATTAACGTTACTGAGCCTTTAGTATTGATAAACCCAAAGGTTTTAGAAGTATCAGAAGATACTGTTGCTTATGTAGAACAATGTTTATCTATCCCAAAATCAATTCGTAAACCAGTTAAAACAGTAAGACATAAATCATTTAAAGTTGAAACAGATAACTTAGGTATAGTAGAGTTTTCACCAACAAAAACAGATTGGAAAGATTCTAATGAGTTCTTTTCTGATGAAGGGTTGTTGGAAACAGTTTGTGCTCAACATGAGATAGACCATCTAAATGGAGTTCTAATTACAGACTCATCAAGAAGATATACTCAAACTATTACTCGAGCAAAAAAATATGGTAGAAACGAAAGAGTAATGGTTAAATTACCAAGTGGAGATACCGAATTTATGAAATACAAGAAGGCAGAACCTATGTTAAAGTTAGGTGCGGAAATCTTATAATTAAACGAAAACATGGGAAAACTTATATTTACATATACAGACAAGGATTTTATCGAGAACAATAGAGAAGCTAATAAAGTAGAGCTTGATGTACCAGATGATATGGACATTAATGAATACAAAATAGTCTGTGTAAGAATGGCATCCGCCATTGGTTATGGTAACAAATCAATAACAAAAGCATTTGGAGATTTAGTTTTTGGACAGGATGACCCAAACACAATAAAGGAATTATTAGATGAACTCAATATCAAAGGTGGCAATAAAAAAATTAAATGATAGATTATTAACTCAGAATATTATCATGCAAACACTTATTGATGTTATATTAGAGAATGGTATGATTACAGAAAAAGAGTTAGAATCTAAGATACAAAAAAATATCGATGATATGGATAATATTCTCGATTCACTACAAGAAGAATCTTCAGAATTAGGTGAAGATGTAGTTATTAGTGGGATGTACTTCGGCCCACATGGAGAAGCATAATTAAAATTTTTCCGTTTTTATTTGGATATATGAAATTTTTTTCGTATATTAGTGAAGTATGTTTAATCAAAGAGGAGACTTTATGAAAAAACACATTATATTTACGTTGATAGTTTCACTACTATCGGTTGGAATGATTGATTCGGCAATGAATTCTGAATTTAAAGCTTCAGAAATAACATTACAAGAATTACAAGAACAAAAAAAGATTCAAGAGTTAGAATTAAAAAAACTCGAAGAAGAAAGAATCCAACAATATCATGATGATGAACTACAAAGGTTCTTAAGTGATATAGGATTTAGAGAAAGTGGTAACAGATATGATATCACAAACAAATGGGGATACATGGGTAGATATCAATTCGGTAAATCAACATTAAAAGGTTTAGGATTTGATGTTTCTAAAAATGAATTCCTTAGTAATCCACAACTACAAGATTCAGCAATGATGGCTTTATTAAATCACAACAAAGAAAAACTACAAAAGTATATTGATTTATTCGATGGAGAAACAATTGATGGTATGTATATTTCTGAAAGTGGTATATTAGCCGCGGCTCACCTCGGAGGACAGGGTTCTGTAAAAAGATACTTTAGAAATGGTAAGGTGTTTAGAGATGGTAATGGAACAAAAATCACTTCTTACATGGATAAGTTTAGTGGTTATGATATAAAATTAAATTAAAAAAGTTATGTTAGAATTATTTACAACCTATAATATCGTTATAGGTTTTTCAGTATTATTAAACTTAATATTATTGGTAGGTGTACGAAACCTTATACGCCAAAATGAACAACTCGAAGATAGAGTTGTTGAAACAATATATTCAATTAGAGATAGGGTTAGTATTTCTTTAGATAAAATGCGAAAATTAGACAATAGAGAAGCCTTTGAAAAGGATGATGAGGTTGGGGTTACCTTTAACGAATTAAAAAAAATAGTAGAAGATTTAAATAACGAATTATAATATGCCAAAGAAAAGAAGAAAAAAATCCAAAATATATTTTGGTACACCTGCACAAGAAGCAATAGTTGAATATAATAATTGTGATGACCCAAAAATACGGTCTGTAATTTATGAAGAACGAATTAAGTATCCATTCGAAAAACTTGCGGAAAATGTTATTAATACTTTCAAGTTTTCATATTTTGATGTACCAAAAAAAGATATCCAAACGGAAGTAGTTTCTACAATGGTAGAAAAAATGCATATGTTTAAAGAAGGTAAGGGTAGAGCATTTTCTTACTTCACTATTATTGCAAAGAACCATTTAATTTTAAAGAATAATGGTAACTACAAAAGATGGAAACAAAACGCACTTCTTTCAGAAATGCCAGAAACATGGAATCCTGAAAATGATTTTACAGAAGTAGAAGAGAATAATGAGTTCAAAGATTTTAAACAACTTATGTTAGAATATTGGGATGAAAATCTAAACTCAGTATTCACTAAGAAAAGAGATTTACAAATAGCAGATGCGGTATTGGAATTATTTAGAAGAAGTGAACATATAGAAAACTTTAACAAAAAACATTTATATCTTCTCATTAGAGAAATGACCGATTGTAAAACTCACTACATTACTAAAGTTGTAAATGTAATGAAAACACACCAGAAAAAAATGTTAAATGACTATCTTGAATATGGTGATTTTAGAAGTGAAAAAACTAAATCATTTTGGAGTAAAGATGATTATATAGATACTGATTATTTATAGAAAATAAAATCAATGGGTTATATATTAGGAATTAGTTGTGGTTATCACGATTCGGCCGCCTCTTTAATTAAAGATGGAATTGTTTTAGGAGGATGTGAAGAAGAAAGATTTACAGGCATAAAACACGATTCATCCTTTCCACATAATACAATTAAGTGGTTATTAAAAGAATTTAATGTTACCAAAAATGATTTAGAAGCAATTTGTTTCTACGAATCTCCTATTGAAAAATTAGATAGGATTGAAACCTCTACAAAAAAAGGTGGAATACTAAATTATTTTAACAGAAGAAATATTGTTAAAAGAAATACAATATCTTATCAAGATTTAATGTTAGATATTAATTCTTATGTTGGTAACAAAACAACTGTTTCTTTTTACGAACATCACTTATCTCATGCCGCATATTCCTATTATACTTCACCATATAATAATGCTATTATTGTTTCTGTTGATGGTGTTGGTGAGTGGGAAACAACTACGATATATGAAGGAAATAGAAACACCTTAAAAAAATTAAAATCTATTAAATTCCCACATTCACTTGGAATGTTTTACTCAGCGATGACTGCTTTCCTTGGATTCAAACCAAACGAGGGTGAATATAAAATGATGGGATTAGCTCCATATGGAGATTCTTCTAAATACATAGATAGATTTTCTTCTATTATTGAAGATACTTATGATGGTGGTTTTAAATTAAACATGAAGTTTTTTACATACGAGTATTCAGATACACATATGTTTAATGAAAAACTTGGAATGGAACTTGGAATAGAAAATAGATTACCCGAAGAACCACTAACACAAGAACATAAAGATTTAGCGGCATCTGTACAATCTATTTACGAAAAATACTTTTTTAATTTAGTAAATCATGCCTACGAACTTTCACCATCACGAAACTTATGTTTAAGTGGTGGGTGTGCTTATAATGGTACGGCTAATGGAAAGATATTAAAACAAACCTCATATAATAATTTATGGATTCCACCTGCTCCATCTGATGCTGGTTCTTCTATTGGATGTGCTCTTCATCACTATTATACAAACAATGTATCGTTGAGAAAAATAAATACTAATCCATATCTTGGGCCAGAGTATTCTAAAACTGAAATTAAAAATGTAATAGATAGATATACTAAATATGTTTATGGTGAGTATGTTGTTGATAGTTTATTGATAAAAACTATTTCAAAAGAAATTACTGATGGAAATATTATTGGTTGGTTTGAGGGTAGAATGGAATTTGGTGCAAGAGCATTGGGTAATCGTTCTATATTAGCAAACCCACGAGACCCTCAAATGAAATCTCGACTAAATAAAATGATTAAGAAGAGAGAGGGGTTTAGACCATTTGCTCCAATAGTTAAAAAAGAATCACAAGTAAAATATTTTAAATATCAAAGAGTTGTTCCTTATATGAATCAAGTGGTTAAGGTTAAAGATGAATTTGTAAATAAACTTCCAGCTATAACTCACATTGATAAATCAGCAAGAATACAGAGTTTAGATTCTAAATCTCAACCAAGAATATACTCCTTATTAGAACAACTTGAAAAGGATAATGAATATCCAATTGTTATTAATACTTCATTCAACTTAAAAGACCAAACAATGGTTTTAACACCAGAGGATGCAATTAAAACATTCCTTAATTGTGAAATGGATATTTTAGTTCTTGGTAATTACATCTTGAAAAAAACAATACTTTAAGTAATTATTTTACTATTTATTCCAAAGAACCCTTGTCGTATAATAAAGTGGCTAGGAATAGAAACCCAACGAATTTCGGTTGGGTTTTTTTGTACATACATATATAAACACCCAATACATCTCTTTAATTTAGGGTTGAATATATATTCAAAATTTTTTTATCATATATACCATAGTTATTTGTGGATATCCCAATGTTTTGCAAGATGGAAAAGTTATTAACATTAATTAAAACAAAAGGAGAAACATATGGAATTTTTGAAAAAAATTGGCTCTTGGGCTGACGAACTTACAAAAATCGGTATTAGTATCATTGCCTTAGGAGTTGTACTTGAAGTATTATTCAAAGGTGCAGATATCCCATTTTGGCCAGAAGTATCAGTAGTTGATAATATTATGGGCATTTTAGGAAGTCTGAGTGCTGAAGGTCTATTAGGACTGGTTGGTGCTTTTGTGCTTTACCATATAATTAAGAAGTAGTAAATATTTTTTAATTCCATAACGCGTTAAAAATCAAACCCTCACTTAAAGTGGGGGTTTTTTATTTTACCATATTTATATACAACATAATATGGTATAATCATGAGTACAGATTTTGAATTATTTCCTGGCAAAAACCTAAGTGGTTTGTTCAAAGATATCTACGATAATCAACAGAACAAGAAAAAGAGAATCTCAGAACTAATTGCGGAGATGAGAAAAATAATTAGACATGCTGGAGATATGGCAGTAATTGGTCCAATATTAAAAGATTTAATTGATTCATCAATACGAAACGATGAATCATTAATTAAGATGAGTGCAATTGCTCAAAGGATAATTGGTGCACAACATAAAGCAGAAGGAGATAGTGGATTCCTTAGTGATGATGAAAAAGAACAACTTCTAAAACAATTAGATGAAACTATTGCCGAAGTTGCAGATGAACACGATACAAAGGTTGATGAACTTACAAATGAAATAGAAGAACTTAAACAAAAAGTTAACGAGTAATGGCAAGAAGAATATCTACATCTAACGCATCGTTTTTTAATAACTACCAATCCACAGGACAAGATAATGTAACAGGTACTGTTGTATTTGTTCATGTTGATGATAGTGAATTCGAAACTATAGCAATCCCAAGTGATATTAGTTCTGATGTATCTGATAAAGATTCTAAACTTGGATTTGCAAAAATAGTTTTAAGAGCGGATACATCATATGATTTAGATGATTTAGGAGATTATCCGCCATATAATATTGATGAAGGATTGCCTCTTCTTGGTGAAGTTGTTGAAATGGTAAAGGTTGGTGGAAACTTACACTATAAAAGAATTCACAACATTGATATAAACAAAGGAAATGCTGTAGAAGATGCTCAACTAAAAGGATTACCAGTAGAAAGTTCGGATGGAGCTTCTGGTGATTATGGAGAAACATCATCAACAGGAACTCCAAACTCAGGAGGGGATGGTGATAGAAATAATAAACTCGGTGAATATTTTGAACCAACACAGATAAATCCTTTAAAATACTACGAAGGTGATAAATTATTACAATCGAGGTTTGGTCAATCAATTAGATTTAGTGGATATAATAATGAAGAAAATGTTTTAGCACCAACTATTCTGATTCGTAATAGACAAAACGATAAATCTATTGAAGATTTAAAAGAATATGAAATAACTGAAGAAAATGTAATAGAAGATGGTTCAACAATTGCAATTACAAGTGGAGATTATTTATTAGGATTCAGTCCTGGTACAGAAGATGTTCCTTTTGAAACTGAACCTGTATATCACACACCACCAGATGAATTAAAAGGAACAGACCAGATTCTTGTTAATAGTGGTAGAATTATATTATCATCAAAAGATTCTGAAATGATTTTCTTTTCTAAGGGAGATATTTCACTATTATGTGATAGTAAACTTACAATTGATAATGGTAACGATGGGGCCTTCATTGATTTAAATGGAGAGTATAGAACTACAACAAATGATAATGATATGTTTTTCTTGGGTGGAAGTGGGAAAATATTTTTAAATGTTGATGGTGTTGAAGATGAACCTTTAGTAAGAGGTGAAACACTTCTTGGATTACTTGAAGAATTGATTGATGCTATAAATGTACAAATATTTCAAACACCATGTGGCCCTACATCACCTGGTCCAACAAATGCACCAACCTTTAGTGATATTAAATCAAGACTAAACACTTTCTTATCTACTTTAAATTATACGGAGTAAGAAGATGTCTTTTACTACATTTAAACAACAAATGAATAATTACATGACCAATCAAGATGGTATTGGTGCATACGCTGATTTCGCAAAAAAGATTACTCAAGAGTATGATATGTGTATTAAAAGAGGATTCCAAACAGTGAATTCTATTCCTATAGCGGTTGGAAACACTGCAGGTATGGAAGCTATGGTTAATACAGCTTGTACAATTGCTATTTCCAAAACAGGAGGATTACATACCTTTGGTGATGATATTGGTAAAGCTGTGATTGTTTATTGGACAGGTGCAACTTTAGTTGTTGGAATTCCACCAGTAATACCTGCTACTGGTGCGGTATCAAACATAACTACAACCGCCGCCGTTTGTTTGAGTCCTGGTTCATGGACACCAATGGGCCCATTAAATCCAATAGATGATAGTATGAATTTCTTGAATAGATTGGCAGGTTCAATGCAATCTCACCTACCAACAACAACACATATGTATAATACAGTATCTATATATCCGGGAGCTCCACCACCAGTAGCACCTGGAGTTTTGATATCCCCTGGTTACACAGTACCATAAAATGAAAGAAGATATATTTATATTAAGATAAACACAATTGAAAATGAATAATAAACAATTAATTAAAGTAATTAAAACTCTTGTTGAAGTGGAAACCGCTAAACAACAAGAACGTTTTTTATCTAAAACTTTTCCAAAGATATTGGAAGAAGAAGTTAAGAAACGATTAGCAGAGGTGAAGGGAGGTGTAGTCAGCGTTCCCTCTACGCAAGTTCCTGAATTAGTGAATGAGGTAGACCCATTTGAACAAGCAGAACTTGCATTACAGGAACAAAGACAAACACCAAAAAAAAAATTCACTAAAAACTCTGTTTTAAATGAAGTATTAAATAATACAAAACCATTTTCAGCAGAACAAAGAAAAGGTACACCAACTACTAAATCAGTATTGGATAATTTTCAACAACCTGTAAATGAAAGTATGGATAAAACTGTAACATTTAACTCTCAAGGTGCACAAGGTGGTACTGATATGATGAGAGCTCAGATGGCACAAAAAATGGGTTATGGAGATGTAAGAAGAGGTCCTAATAAACAAGGATTGGGTGTTCAAACTGGTTTACCTGGTTTAGATAGAATATTAAATAGAGATAATTCAGAACTTGTAAAAAAGTTTAAAAAATAAATTTACTTGGGAGAGTAATTAATGGCGTATATACTTGGCAGAAAAACACTTAAGGATTCTAAAGAATTTGATTCTTATGCATATGGAATCACACTACCAATACAAAATGATGGTAGAGGATTTTTTGCACAAGCATTTACATCAATCGAACAAGCAAAAAGTAATTTAAGAAATTTATTACTTACAGCAAAGGGTGAAAGAATAATGCAGCCAAACTTCGGTTCTGGATTAAGGTCATTACTATTTGAACAAATGGATGATGAACAGTTTGAAGATAAAATACAACAAACGATTATCACTGCTGTAGAGTTTTGGTTACCTTATATTAATATAGAAGAAATTAATGTAGAAATGACCAATGAGTTAAGAGATAAAAACCAAGTAAACTTGGATTTAAAATTTACAGTTGGTAATGAAATTGATTTACAAGAAATAACATTGGTAGTACAGGAATAATATTATGGCATTAAATTCAGCAAATTTTAAAAGTAATCAAGGAAGAGATATAAAGTATCTTAGTAAAGATTTTGCCTCCTTTAGAAAAAACTTAGTAGAGTACTCTAAAACCTATTTCCCTAAAACGTATTCTGATTTTAATGAATCATCACCTGGTATGATGTTTATTGAAATGGCATCTTATCTTGGGGATATATTATCTTACTATACAGATGATTCATTAAAAGAATCATTAATGTTATATGCGGAAGATAAACAAAATGTAATAGCATTAGCTAACTATCTTGGATATAAACCAAAAGTTACTGCACCTGCTATTGTACAACTATCCGTTTACCAACTTGCACCTGCAGTGGGTAGTGGAGAAGATAACAGACCTGATTCTGATTACTACCTTAGAATTAAACAAGGTATGGTTGTGGAATCATCCAAAACAAGTGTAAGATTTAGAACAACAGAACTCGTTGATTTTAATGATGCAACAGATAGAGAGATAACGGTCTATACTGATAATGGTGGAGAACCAACTCAGTATCTTATAAAAAAATATGTTAAAGCAGTATCAGGAGAACTTAAAACTGTAAATGTTGATTTTGGTTCACCAGAACAATTTTCATCAATTAATATTGCAGATAAAAATGTAATTGATATCTATGATGTTAGGGATAGTAATGGTGGTAAGTGGTATGAAGTTCCATATCTTGCTCAAGAAATGGTTTATGTTGATTATCCTGTATCAGAACAAACTGATAAAGATTTAGCACAATTTAAAGATTCTGTATCTAATGTACTTAGAGTATTAAAAACTTCAAAAAGATTTGTTAAAAAGATAAATCAAGATAATAGTACTAGCATTGTATTTGGTGGTGGTAATACAACCAATGATGAACAATTAGTTCCAAACTTAAAAAATGTAGGATTGGGGTTAAACTCTTCTATTGATAAAATGAGTTCAGCGTATGACCCCGCTAACTTTTTGAAAACTACATCATATGGACAGGCCCCATCTAATACAACTATGAGTGTATCTTACTTAGTAGGTGGTGGTGTTGAATCAAATGTTGGTAAGGGTGAATTAACTTCAATTAAAAGAATTGAGTTTGATGATGATACCAAAACTTTTGCACAAAACGAAACAACTCTTTATAACAAAATGAAATCATCAGTAGCGGTTGATAATGAAATACCTGCAACTGGTGGTAGAGGTGAAGAAACGATTGATGAAATCAGAGAAAACGCACTTGCAAACTTTGGTTCACAAAACAGAGCGGTAACTCGTAAAGATTATCAAGTGAGAGCTCTTTCTCTTCCACCAAAGTATGGTGGTATTGCAAAAGCATTTTGCTCACCAGATGGTCAATTAGATAATAACTCACCTGCTTCACTTTTAAAAGATACAGAATCACTTGATGAGTTTGTTGGGTTGATTAATGATATGAAGGGTAAAGACCTATCTGACCAGGAAATGAGAGATGAGGTTCGTAAGCTTTTAAAAACTAAAAAGGGAACAACTAATGAGGTTAATAATCCTTTTGCCATAAATTTATATATTCTTGGATATAATTCAAACAAGAACTTAAGTATTCTTAATAGAGCGGTAAAGGAGAATTTAAAAACTTATATTGGTGAATATAGAATGTTAACAGATGGTATTAATATTATTGATGGGTTTGTTATTAACATTGGTTTAGATTTTGAAATCAGAGTTTATGGTGGATACAATAAAAGAGAAGTTCTCACAAAATGTATAACAGAATTAAAAGAATATTTCGATATAGATAATTGGACGTTTAATATGCCTATTAATATTTCAGAAGTTGAAATCTTAATTGCAGGTGTTGAGGGAGTTCAATCAGTACCAAAATGTGAAGTATTCAACAAGTGTTTAGGAAACTACTCAGAACACTCTTATGATATTAAAGCGGCAACTAAAGGTAAGATGGTATATCCATCAGTAGACCCTTCAGTATTCGAGGTTAAATTTCCTAATAAGGATTTAAAAGGGAGGGTAGTATAATGTATCATTTCGTAACATCATCAAAAGACTCAACAATATTTTTACAACAACCTACTCAAAATACAGGTTTAGATGAAATATTAGAAGTATCTAAAACATATTATGGAAACTTAAAAGATACTGCTCGTTCTCTTATCAAGTTTAACACTACCCCATTATCACAATCTATAGCAAGTGGTGAAGTAACAATGAGTTCTGCTCACCTATTATTAAAAGAGTGTGATGCTATTGAGATTCCATTAGATTATACAATCTATGCATATCCTATTTCTCAATCTTGGGATATGGGAATAGGTACTCGTTTTGATAACATCACAACAGATGGTGTTAGTTGGGAAAATAGAGGAGCTCAATCTGATAGTTGGTTGGGTGATGGTTCTTACTTAGCAGGAACAACTGGTTCATTCAATGGTAAAGGAGGAACATGGTACACAGGTTCAGCAGGTTCACAAACATTCTCATATCAAACTGAAGATATTGAAATGAATGTATTAGAATCACTCAATACATGGATTAGTGGTACACTTCCAAATGAAGGTTTTATAATCAAACATTCTAATTCAAAAGAATCAGATACAGTTGATTATGGTCAATTAAAATTCTTTGGAAAAGAAACTTCTACAATATACCAACCAAAACTTAGAATAGGTTGGGATGATTCATCGTTCTCGACAGGTTCACTAACTGAACTAACCGCAGATGATATCCATGTAACATTTAAAAGATTAAAAGTAAGATACAAAAGAGGAAGTAAACCAACTATACGAGTATTCGGTAGAGAAAGATATCCTTTAAAATCTTATTCAAACACATATGCCTACAATGATGTAAAGTATTTACCATCAACAACTTACTATCAAGTTAAAGATGCTATTACAGAAGAAGTAATTGTACCCTTTAATGATAACTATACAAAAGTAAGTTGTGATTCAAATGGTAATTTCTTTAAAATAGATTTAAGTAATTTTGAAATAAATAGAGATTATTACTTTGAAATCAAAGTAGATAGAAGTGGTGAAATAGATTATTTTACTGAAAAAGATTTAACATTTACGGTAGAAAAGTAACATGGGACTTAAAGATAGGTTTAGAATAGATGAGCTGGTAAAGAAAGGTTCAAACGCTATTCCTCGTGATAAACGAGGTGGTATTCGTGTGCGAAAAAAAGATGGTAAACAAGTTCCACATGGATATTTCTTGGATGGAAGGGGTAGATTTGTACAAAAACCAATGAGACCAATTCCATTTGGAAAAAAACCAATCAAAGGATTTGATGATACTACAAAAAGATTTAAAGCAGATTTTGTTGATAAATTACCTCCAATAAATGATTTTCATCCTGATAGAAGTTCATTTGGTGGGGAAACATCTGGTAGAATAGAAAGACCTATCTATGATGAAAATGAATTGCAGAAGGCAATTGATATTAAGGTTGATGAATTAATAAAACCAAAAAAACAAACAAAAGGTAAGTTTGTACCATTACCAAGATACAATAAACTACTTGCACAATTTACAGGTTCTCAACAACAGATAAAGTCATTACAATCTGATAATTCACAAATACGTTCATCAATAAGTGGTCTTGAAGGAGAGATTCAAACATTAACGGGAACAGTAACTTCTAAAGAAGGTGAGGTAGAACAATTAAATTTATCTCAAGAAGAATTAAATAGTAAGTATAATGAACTATTGGCAGACTTTCAATCCGCATTAATAAAAGGTACTAAGGAAGGTATTGAAAGAGCTTCTTTATCTGCACAAGTAGAAGGTTTACAAGCTCAAGTTACAACCTTACAAGCACAATTGACCGCACAACAAGATATTGTAAAATCTTTACAACAACAAGCAGAAATACAAGCAACGGTTACAGAACAAGTTGTTGAATCAAAAGAAAAAGAAGTTGAAGCGGCTAAACAAACAAGTTTGTTAGGGATAGTTGAAGATAAAGGACAATTCCAAGTTAAGGGTACTGTTGGTTGGGCACTCCATCCATCAAGTAAAAATAGAAAACCAGAATGGGCAGCTCGATGGGATGATAGAAGAAAAGGACCGAAGGGTAGATTATCTGGTCTTAAATATGATTGGTATAATATGGGGCCTGAACCAATTACACTTAAGGTTAATGAAACTGTTATTAAAAATAAAAAGTGGTTAAATGGTGTTCCAACCTCACTTACTATTCCAGCAAGTCCTGATGGTGGTTCAACACCTGGTATGAAATCAGTTACTTTCAGTAGAGGTGGTATTGGTAAGGGAACTTATGAAACAGAAATAATTTGGACAAACCAAACTACAAATGAGAAATTTAAAATGAAAACTCGTTACTGGCAAGCAAGAAGAAGAAGAAAAACCTAATAGATTATGGCGTTAGAAACATTTAAAGAAATAGTTGAAAGAAAGGGATATCTTGTAAACAAAGAAGATAGAAAAATTTTCGAAAAGGAAATTAGAAAATCTAACTTTGGTATGGGGTATTCTGATATGATTGAATTCATACTATATGATTCAAACGATAACCAGCTGCCTCAAGGTGAAGATGCTAAACTTGTACGATATATTCATATTAATGATAAAAATATAAATGAGTACTTTTTAATTACAAGTAGTGAAGAAACTAAAAAATTTAATGATTCATCTGAGTTTATTATTGATTTAGAAAAGTTAATAAAAGAAGCTGGATACTCAAATGGTATATTTAAAACACAAGTTACATTACTAAACAGAAGAGTTGGTTCAGAAGAATCTTCTGAAGATAAATTGTGGATACACGAAATTTCTCCATCAAGAACCGAAATACGAGTTGTTCCTCTTAAGAATACAGTAAGACCCAATAAGGATTTAGTTAAAAGATATAATCTATTTGTTGAAAATGGAAACTTTAGAGATGATACAATTTACTATGTAAGAAACTTTATAGAAGGAATTGATATATTAAGTGTAGTTGATTCTTTTATAAGAAGTAAAGGAAGAATTAAAGATGGTAGAAGATATCAGAGACTAATTCAAAAAGAATTTAAAGTTGGTTCTTTTGATAAGTTATTAAACGATATTAAAGATAGGTATATAGAATCCATGAACTATTTTATTGAAGGTAGTGAATGGAACATCACATCAAATAAATATGGTAAACCAAAAAGTGAATTAGATAAACTTGAACTAACAGTAAAATTTATAAAATCAGTTGCAGAACAAGCTCTTAGAAACTCAATTGAATATCATTTACCAAAGAGAAGAATTCAAAATAGTGTTGAATTAACAAGAGATGAACAAGTTACTTTTGATAAAGTAAAAAGAATTCTTAAAACAATAAAAGCAAATCAGAGGTTTGAATCTACCGTACCTGGTGAAATAGGTGGTGTTGTTAGAGGATGTACTGATAAAGAAGCACTAAATTACAACCCAAGGGCAAAAGAAAATGATGGTAGTTGTAGATATAAAGAAGTTGAAGTTGAAGCAGCAGTTGTATTAGGTTGTACTGATAAGTCTGCTGTAAACTTTAATAAATATGCAAATAAAGATGATGGGAGTTGTAAGTATCAAGAAAAGGTAGAAGATTTTGCAGATTTAGGAGGAGGTGCTACCGTAGAAACAACTGATGTAGAAATAGATACAGAGGTAATTGATAATACTCCACCAATACCAGACCCGGAACCAGAATACAAATTAATTACAAAATTGTATTACATTTGGTCGGATACTGGAGCCATCAAATATAAAGATAGAAATAATGAATCGGTTGAAACACGAGGTGTAGAATTTGATGCACATAAAATAACATATAGAGATACTGTTGCACCAAAGTTCGTAGGAGATGTTAGGGAAGTTCCAAAAATTATAAAATCACCTCCACGAATGGTAGAATACAAGATTGTAAATAACTCAACAAAAACAAGAGTTAAATTTCCTAAACCAAGAGTTATCAGAAATGAAATGGATTTTTTCGATGAGAGAAGAGCTCGAGGTAGAGATTATAGAAAAGGTAGACCTCTTGTAGATGTAGATGGTCCAGAAGAAATTTTTACAGGTCAAGCTTTATCTTTTACTTATAAGAATAAACTTGAACAAACAAAAACAAGTTCACAAATACAACCAGGAGCTTCACTTATACTATGTGCTATTGAGGATTCAATAGTTCCTGTACCTGGATTATCAATAAACGCAGTTGGTGGATGTGGAGGTACTTATCCAAGAACTATATCCGCACCTCCACCACCTCAGAGGTGTAATGACCCTAAGGCGATTAATTATCAATCTATTGGAAGTTGTAAATATAGACCAAAAGACCCTATTGACCCACCACCACCACCTCCACCACCAAAACCAAGGTGTAATGACCCTAAGGCTACAAATTATAGAGCTATTGGTTCTTGTGTATATCCAATACCAGAGCCTATTGTAGATGAACCAATTAAGCCGATAGCAATAACAAGCGGAGGAGGTTCACGAGGAGGAGGCGGAGGTTCTCGAATAGTAGAAGAAATACTAAGTGAACTTAATAATATTCCTAACACTTTTAGAATGGATGGAGATGATAATATTGGTGGCCCTATTTCGAATCCATTTAGAGGTAGAAACTATTTATAAAATGAATATTTATATAGAGTACAAGGATAGGTAAATGAGAAGAAGATTTGACCAAGATGATTTTAATGATTACGAAAATAATTTCGGTAATCCGTTTGGCAATAACCCACAGGGTTTTGAGCCAGAAACCCTATCTGCGGTTACTTCACTACGAGGTGGTGGAGGTGGTGGTGGAGGAAGAGTCTCACCACCAAGAGGAGGTACAGTATCTCCAAGACCTGTACGAAGTAATCCTCCAAGGCCACCAAAAGAACCTTTTGAGGAAATTTCACATTTACCAATAAAGCCTAAACCACCTATTTTTGTAAAACCAGATTTACCACCAATTGTAGATAAACCAAATACAGGTACAATTAAACCAATTGAGGTAGAGCCAGTAAGAGTAAAGGGTGGTTGTAAAGACCCTAAAGCGGTAAACTATGATTCAACCGCAACTTATGATAATGGTAAGTGTGTATATCCAAATATAAAAATAAAACAAACTGTTAAAGATAAAAATGCACCTGTAAAAATTACGGTTGCATCTGATAGAGGGCCTGCAACTGTAATGGTTGATGGTAAAGATGTTGGTACAACAAATGGAACTGGAGATTTTCATACACTTGTTTTAAACTTTACTGAAAAAGAATTATTACAAAGAAAAACAATTACAGTTAAAAAAAGTAACTTTACTTCAAAAGATGAGTGGAGAGTTTCTTCTGTACAACGTAGTATAACAAAAACTATTAAACCAATAGTAGATACTACACCCGTTTTAAGTGGTGGTAGACCAGAATTAACAGATGTAAATTTACCAAGACCTTCGCGTGGAACTACTAATCCAAGAGTTACTCCACCACCACGAGTGGTCAATGGAGATATGGATGATTATCTTGGTAATAACAAACAATTTTTAGGTGGAACTGGATTTGGAGAGTTTAATGGAAATATAGGACCATCGAGAACATCAGGTGGAAATACCATTGGATTTGATGATATAAATTTTGGATTTGGAGGAGCTAGTTCAAATAGACGTAATAATTTTTCCACTATCAATTTTGGTGGATATGGATATGATAATTTTGATAATTTACCTAAGCTTGGATTACCTCCAAGAGATGTTCCTGCAAGAAGTTTTATAAGAAAACCATATGGTAATATTGGTACGAGTCCTATAAAGACATCACCTACATTAAAACCAGCTAAACTAACGTTAGGTACGATTCCATTTAACTATTATGAAATAGTATTAGAAAGAAAAGTGGATGGTAAGTGGGTACAACAACCATCAGACTATTCTAATTTTTCAAAAACAAGTGTTGCTGTAAGACCTAAATCTCATGCATTACGAGTTGGTTTTAGTTTAAGAAAAAATGTTGAGATACTCGAATCACCAAAAATTGAATCAACCTATAAGGTAAGAATAATTGGAGATGTTCCAACTGATGATACTATTTTATGGAAAACTAATTATGGACAAGTTGGTTCTGTATTAGATGATGATGATATTGTAATATTTGAAATTGAACAACAAGTTGGAGACCCCGAGCCACGAATAGAATTTTATGCAAATGGTATAACGGATTTTACACACAATGGTAGTTTCCAAATTAAATCTGGAAAAAATAATAAAGAATTTAAAGGTTTAGAAACAAGTTTTAGATTATATCCTGGTAATAATGATATACAAGTACAGGTATTTAAAGAACCTGCATCTGAACCTCCAACTAAACCTGCTCTTAAATTAGATAGAGCATCTGCTCAATTAAATATATCAGACCCAAAGGCAATTAGAATAGGATACAAATCAGTAGATGCAGATAAAGTAATCTATACACTTGGAAAAGTTAAAAAAACTATTCCATTAAATGGTACTATTACATTAAGTGGTAAAGATTTTCCAAACGGAGCAGGTACATATACATTATATGTTCAACCTATATCACGAAGAGGTGGTTCTGGTGATATTGAAAAATGTATAATTACTGCAGAAAGTAAAGCATATTTACCTGGTCCTGATATCACACATATTAATTATCCACAAGTAATTAAAGGACCTGATTTTAAAGGTACTGATGTTGATTTCAACATATCATGGCAATCGGTAAATACAAACTATATACACATATATCTTGGTAAACCTGTAAGGGAAAACTACTTGGGTAAATTTGAACCACAAGGTGTTGCTCAATTTAATATGAGAAACATTATTAAAAAGGGTAGAAGGTTTGGAGCTTTAAGAAATTCAAGAGATATAATTAATTTTCAATTACTATTAGTTCCATATAATGAAGAGGGTGATTCAAGAGCAACAGGTAAGTTTGAAACTATTAACATAACATTTGATAAAGGTGATTTAACTCTTAGGAGAGGAAGAGTAGTTGGTGATATTAGAACTTCATTTGTAAAACAATGGAATTCAAAGGGGTTTGATGATTTTACTTCACCATTCTTAACTCACTATTTACACCTTGGTGGTGGTGATAATAAATTGATTGGTACATGGGGAATTGATGAAACAACATTTTCAGATAAGATAACAAATCCTACTACAAATCAAATAGAATATAAAAACATAGAAAAATCTATTGTTTTAAAACTATATGAACCACTACCTCGAAATGTTAGTACAAATGATAAGATATGGATATCTAAAATACAATCCATACCATTAATTGATACAATAACAATTACAGATGATATTGTTAGTCAATGTACACCATTAACGCCAAATTTTAATTTAGATGTTAGTGATGAAATAGGATATCAAATTCTTGATGATTTAATTTCGAGTGGTTCTACATCTTCAACTGATGTAGTAAATCAATTTGTATCTTCGAGTGATTTTTCTTTAGAAAATCTTAATATAGAATTCGTAACTCAATCTTCGGTAGTAAAAGAAGTTGGGACAGGTTTATTATTAGAAAAGGCTGGTATAGAAGATTACAATTGGAAAGAATTTATAAAATACTCATCTGCGGGTGAACGAGTTGAAAACTTTTACTATAAGATTAAATTATTAGAAAATTATGAAGATAAATATAATACAGTAAATAGTCTTACATCTTCTATAGCAACAAGAAACGAAGCTAAAAAACTTCAATTTAAAATTGGAGAAGTAAAAAGAGGATTTGATGCATTTGAAAAATTCTTATATAGTGAATCTTCCTCACTTTCATATCCTGGAGCTGGTTTAAACAGCATATCTTCATCAGAAGATTCTTCAACAATTAGTTGGTTTAATGGTATTTTAAATTCTGCGAGAGATTATGATAAATATAATACATCAAGATTATCTTTCAATTTACCAAAACATATTAGAGATGATGAAAACAATTCTGATTTTATATTATTCTCAGATATGGTTGGACAACACTTTGATGTTATCTACACACACATTAAAGCTGTTTCAAAGAGTAATAGAGTTGAAAACAAACATGAATATGGTATAGATGATACAATGTTGTATCATATGTTGGAATCTCTTGGGTGGAACGCTGATATGGGTGTTCAAGGTCAAGCATTGTGGGAATATGCATTTGGTAAAGATATAGATGGCAATCAAACCACCACAATGAGTGGTAAGGATAGACAACATGAGATTTGGAGAAGATTATTAAATAACTTACCATATCTCTATAAACATAAAGGTACAAAAAGAGCAATCTCTGCGGCTTTAAGTTGTTATGGTGTACCTGCTTCCTTATTAACAATAATGGAATTTGGTGGACCAACTGACCCAGATGGAGATACTCCACAAACATTTACTTATCAAGATAGAACAGCATCTATTCTACTAAGTGGTTCAGCTGCTATTACAGTTCCATGGAAAAAATTTACATCACCATTTAGTGATGATTATCCTAACTCTGTTGAGATTAGAATAAACACAGAACAAAGACAAGACCAAACAATAATGAGTACTGATGGATGGTCTTTACATATAAATAAAGATACTGGTTCACTTGCATCAATAGAACTAAAAGTAAGTGGAAGTGATACCATATATTCTTCATCTACGAATCTTGGAGCATTGTATAATGATGAATATACACAAATAGTAGTACAAAAAACAGTAACTGGTTCTAATGATGTATTTTATCTATATGCACAAGAGCCGTTTCAAGGTAGAATACGAACAAAATTAAGTTCAAGTTTAGAAATTACAGGAGTTAGTTCTTGGAAGAGTGGTAGTGATTTGGTTATTGGTGGTGATAACTTAACTGCATCAATTGATGAATTTAGGTTATGGAGAACTCCACTATCTGATTCAAAAATAGATAACCATACACTTTTACCAGATGCTATAGATGGTAACCATGTATCTGCTTCTACAACTGATTTAATATTAAGACATGATTTTGAATATCCAAAAAATAGACATACAAGTGGAGATGTTAACATAAAAAGTGTATCTATTAATAGAACATATAGTACATCTTCAATTGCATCTAACTTTGAAAATGTTTCATCATATCCATACCAATATAAATCATATGATAGAGATGTAACGGCGGTTGTACCATCAACTGGTAACACTGTTGGTAACAAAGTAAGATTTGAAACTCAAACTTTAATTTCTGATTTAAATTATAAAAGTAGAGCAACTAAAAAATCATTTGACCAATCACCTACCGATTCAAATAGATTAGGATTATTCTTTTCTCCAACAAAGGAGATTAACATGGATATCGTAAAATCATTTGGAAAGTTTAATATTGATGATTATATAGGAGACCCTTCTGATGATTATAAACCTACTTACGCTAAACTAAATCAATTAAGAGGTTATTATTTCGATAGATATTCTTTAAACATCTATGAATATATTCAACTAATTAGATACATAGACCAATCATTATTTAATATTATCATTTCATTAATACCAGGAAGAGCTCAAACAAGTCAAGGTTTGTTAATAGAACCTCATATTCTTGAAAGAAGTAAAACACAATGGAAACCATCTACTGCAGTTAAAAAAGATTATAAATCGGTTATTGATATTACTGATATAGGAGTATCTTCTGATAATAAACAATACTTGACAATAGTATCTGCATCAGATAGTACATCATTAAGTGGTGAATCAAGTGATTTTGTTTCTGTTATTGATACAGATACTTCAAAAGTTTTAGTAGGAACTCATTTAGATTTTTCTGCAACAATTGGTACTGAGGATAATACAACATTAAATGGATTTATAACTGCAAATTCAGGTTCTGATATGGCAGGGATTTCATTTACAATAGATAACACAAATTTAGGAGAATCAATCCAAGGTGAATTTGATTCTGATTCTTTTACTCAAATCGGAACAGATTCAGACTCATTATCAATAGCTGGATTTGGTGTATTTGGTAAAAACGGAAACTCTATCAGAACTAAACTTGATTCTGATAATAATTATATTCAAGAAAGAATAAAGATTTTCTTACTTAAAAAATCATATCAAGTTGATATACCAGAAAACGTATCAGTAGATGCATCACAAGGTAGACAATTTGTATCCACAACCAAATATAAAAAGATTGTAAATATTTTACCATTTACTGGTTCTGATGGAAACGAATCAACAAATCCAACTGTAAGTGGAGATATCGTGGAGGTTACACCTTTAAATGGTTATTTCCCAACACATTACAGAAATACAGGAGACTTATCTGCTGGATTGGAAAATTCGTTTTATAATGGTTCTAAACAAACAAGTGCAACAACTTTAGATGGTGGTTCACCTGTTGTAACGTTTACTACAAATCCGAATACATTAAAAGTTTCTGATAGTGGTAGAGGAAGTGGAGAACCAATTTTAGAGGTAGATTAAACGATTTTATGATTTAGTTATATTTATATATTGAATAACATTAACAAAGGAATTTTTAAATTATGGCTTATTTAAATAACACCGAAATCACAGTAGATGCGATTCTCACTAAGAAGGGTAGAGAGAAATTAGCAGCTGGAGATGGTTTAAACATCACAAAGTTCGCTTTGGGTGATGATGAAATTGATTACACCCTTTACGAACCAGCACACCCAAAGGGAAGTGCTTATTATGATGCGGCAATTAAAGCAATTCCGATTACTGAAGCTTCACCCGATGAAACTCAAGTATTAAGACATAAATTGGTTACTTTACCAAAAGGTACAACTAAGATACCTAAAGTTGAATTTGGTATCCCTTCTATAAGAGTTTCACCATCATCTGGTCAAGTAACTCTTTCACCAACTACATCACCAAGTGGTAACACACAACAAGGATATACAGTAATACTTGCTAATAAAAACGCAGGTTCTATTGTTGGTAGTGGTTTAGCAGCAGGAGCAGCAACTACTCCATCATTCTTAGGAGATGAAATTACACAAACAGCAGCAATTGAAACTGGATTAACATTTACGTTTATTCCAAATCCAAGTCTGTTAAGAGCGTTAACAACAACTATAACGGTTTATGGAAACGAAACAGGTGGTTCACAAACTATTCCTGTTACAATTACTGACCCAAGAAGATTGGTAAGAACAGCTTCCGCGTTTAACGGATAAAAAATTAAAGTAAAAAAGGAAAATAAAAATGGCACAAATAGCAGGACAAGCTGGAGTAAATTTAACAACTGAATTATCAACGTATTTAGCTGATAATCAAGGTACTCTTACTTCAGAACAATTAGCATCCATCATTAATCAGTATTTAACTGGTGGTGATAAATTAGGTGCAAGTGGGGGAGCAATCGCTCAAGGCATCTATAAACGATTTGGTGAATTTGACCAAATAACAGGTAAAGTTGAAGTTGTTACGACTGGATTGTGGAGTGGAGATACTGGAAGTTTATCAACTTTCTTTACTTCATCAACACAAGTTTCTCAGGCAAGTTCAAACTACTATCTAAATGTATATAATACTGACCCAGCAAGTGATACATCAGCCGCTGTACAATACGCAGTTGCATATGGACACAGAACTGGTCAAGGTTCTATATCATTAGCAAATTCAGATTCATCAACTTTAGCAAGTAAAGCAACTTATGCTCAATATCGTTCAATACTATTGGATAATGATGATACACAATTCACATTTGTATCTTCATCAGCAGCTGGAACACATGACTCAGATAGTATCTATGTAATCAATGTAGCTCGTGCCCGTTACAAAGAGAAAATGGATGCTGGAAACTGGTCATTGAAAATTAGTGGTTCTAATGGAATCTCTACATTGATTGATGATAGTGGAAAGAAATTCTCAGATACAGTTGGTAAAGCTGGTAGAGTATTTGATGTTGCAAGTGGTTCATTAAATTTAGGAACTGAAAATGAAGCAACAGTTAATACAACAACTGCTTCAAATGGACAAGGATTGGGTAAATTCTATCCTGACCAAGGTTTAGTAATTCTTAATCCAACTGCAATTCATGATTTAATCGGAACTTCAATAGATAAGGATAATAGTAAAGGAGCTTCTATTTCTACATCTGTAGCTACAGAAGGTAAGAATCATTTCTTATTACACAACGCTATTGTAGGTGGAGGAGATTTCGAAGCAAGAAGAACAGAAAATGTTTCTACTTCTCATTACTTTGTAAGAGCAACAAACAGAGAATTTAACTTCTCTAACAACCCAACTTTTGTAACTGGTTCAGATGGTTCATTTGCAGAATCAAGTTTTGAAACTGACCCAAGAACTTTTATCAGTACAATTGGTTTATATAATGATTCAAACGAGATACTGGCAGTTGCTAAAACATCACAACCAATTCCTAAATCATTTGATAAAGAAGTATTAATCAAAGTAAAACTTGACTTTTAATAAATAAAACAGAACACTTAGGGTTGCAAACTTAAAGGTTCACGAAAAAACTTAAAGAACGATATCATTCTTTATACCCCACCGAAAGTGGGGTTTTTTGTTTCACTATATTTATATAAAGGAGTATTGAATCTATGATAAAAAATATACCAAAATCGGCAGTTTGGAAAAAGAGTTTTCCTGTTTATAAACAATTTACTGTTTCTAATTCAGATTATGAAGTAATATCTGGTTCTTTAGAAACAGGAAGTTTTGAAACAGGTTCTTTCAACAAGCAGGGTAATGTATATACTCATCCATTAATTAAATCGATTATACATAAGTACTATGGTGACCATAGTAATCCATTTACAATGTATGGGGTTGTAAGTGATATTGGTAATTTTAGAAACGAAAGACAAACTGGTTCTAACGCATATGTTATATCAATTGACCAAGAAAAATATGGTGAAGGTATAAAAAAGAACTCATTACTACTAACTGACCATGGAAATACGATTGTATATTCAGATGATGGTAGTGGTAACATAGTTTCACAATATCCAAACTACACAGTTAATAGTATAGATTTTCAAACAGGTGATATTACTATAACAGATACCGATAATGAAATATTTACAGGAAGTATTGCAAACTTTGATGTTGAAAGTGGTCTGGCTATTTTAACATTTGGTACTGATACTGATTCTGTTGATATAATGGTATTAGATTTTTCAGAAAATAGATTACAAACTTCTGTACCTTTAGATTTTGATGAATTAGAGATTGATGAAGCTAGATATGGAAACGTATTTTATGCAGATGGTACAGTAATATTATGGGATAACCCAATTACAAATTATACTGCACAATATAGAAGTACTAAAACTATTCACGAAACAGAAGTTCTTGTACAAGTTAAAGCGGGTGAATTTAATTTTTCACAAAACCCTTCTGCTGTAGATGTTACTTTATTTAAAACTCCGTATGAATTTGATATATCACAACCATCAATACATAGAAGAGCACACAAACGAAAAATAAAAGAAATTTTAGATATATCAAGAAAAGAAGAATATTATGGAACTGTTGGAACATCGACAGGAAGTTGGGATGATTATGATAAATACAGACAAACAGACCCAACAGGTTCATATTTAGCACCATTTATTACAACCATTGCATTATACGATGATGATGGAGATATGGTTGCAGTTGCAAAATTACCAACACCAATTAAAAATTTACCAGATATGGATATGAACTTTATTGTTCGTTTCGATACTTAATTAATATTTATATAATACAAAGGAGATACTTATTATGGCATCAATTGAAGAACTTTACAACAAATCTGAATTCGCAAAATTTCCACAAGGAAAAGATAAAGATAAAACACCTATCGAATTAGATGGTGGAAAAGATTTAAGAAACGAAGAGAATCTAGCAAAAGCTAGAGGTGGAAAACTGAACTTGAAAAAGTATTCAGAATCAGTTACACGCTAAATCTATAATTTTGGGTTTACTTATTAATGCCCATCACAAATGGGCTTTTGTTCATATTCCAAAAACAGGAGGCACAAGTTTGTCAAAAGTTTTGGGAAACATTCCAAATACTACAAATCCTGCTGGTCACGATTCTCTAAGAATATTAGAGACTAACTTATCGGAATATTTTAAATTTACTCTTGTAAGAAATCCATTTACAAGAATAGCATCAGCATACTTTCATGAAATTAGAAAAACAGGATATATGACTTTTGAATCTTTTTTAAAAAATTCGAATGAATATGATTTATGGTTTTTAAATCAAACTTATTATACACATGAAGGATGTACAAACGATAAACACATGAATTATATTGGTAGATATGAAAACTACTCAAATGATGTTGAATACTTATTTAATAAAATAGGTATAGATTCAAATATTCCTCATTTAAATCGTAATCCAATTTACGATAAACATCCAAACTTAGACCAACACAAATATTACAAGCATTTATATTCTGAGAAATGGATGAAGGATTGGGTACGAGAGAGGTATTATAATGATTTCAAAATTTTTAACTATGGGATGGACATATAACGGAAAATGTATAACAGAGATATCAGATATGCCCGAGGGGACTATCGGATTCATATACAAAATTACAAATGGAATAACAGGTCAATACTATATTGGGAAAAAATCCTTATATTCACATCGAACACTACCACCACTAAAAGGTTACAAAAGAAAACGAAAAGTGGTAAAAGAATCTAAGTGGCAAGATTATCGTTCATCTAACGCAAATGTACAACTTTGGTTTAGTGAAAATGAAAAGGCGTTGAATGAAGATAGAAGAAAAGATATTAATGATAGATTAGAATTAAGGATTCTTAGATTCTGTAAAGGTAAAAAATCCTTAACCTACTATGAACTACAAGAACAATTCTCACATAATGTACTTGCAGACGAGTTATCTCTAAATGATAACTTATTAGGAAAGTTTTTTAGAAAAGACTTGGAAAATTAAAATATTTTTTGTATATTTGATATATGGGTAAGAATACTTTAGTTGTAATGGGATGCTCTATGACAGAAGGTCATGGATGTTGGGGTGATTTTAATAAACAAATCACAAAAGTTGATGATATGTTAAAACTAAGGAAAAAATATAGAAATAGATTTTACGAATTTGGTTGGCCAAATATTGTAGCTAAAGAACTTGGATTTGATAAAGTAATAAATTTAGGTAAAACAGGAAGTTCAACATCAGGTCAACTAAAGTTTTTTAAAGAACAGAATTTTGGTAATGATAATGTATATATTATATGGATGTTAACTGAGCCAGTTCGGTTTTCTTTTTATAAAAAAGGAAAAATAAAAAACATTAATCCAGCTGGAGGAACACCTATTGGAAATTCTTATATAGATTTTGTAGATGATATAACATTAGATTCGTGTCTTGAACAATTATTTTATATTAAGTGTATGAGAGATATTTGTAAATTGAATAACTATAATTTATTAATTACACATTGGAACTCTGCATCTAAACACACTCAATTATTAGATGATGTTACTGATAACTATTTACACAAAGTTCCAACAACTATATTACCACCTAATAAAAAATTTATTTCAAATGTATGTGGTCATCCTAATGAATTGGGATATGATTGGATGGCAAAAACTATATTAAAAGAAATTAAAAATAATAATAAAAATTTTATCATATCTGATAAAAAAGATAAATTAGAATATATTGCACCTGAACACAAATCACATACTATAAATAAAGAATTACTATAATGAGTGTTAAACAAGTAAAAAATATATTAAATTTAGATACGTTATCTATTATCAAAAAGAATAATAGGGATGTTTTTATTAAACAAATTAATAATCTTCAAAAAAGTAAAGAATTTTGGAATTATAAAATAATTCAATTTAGTAACGATGTATCAATATATAACTTACCAACAGATAGTTTAGAATTTGATTTAATAAAAAAAGATATAGATAAATTAAACTTAGAAGTTAATATACAAGGAATAATGTATTACTATTGGCAACCTGGTTCGTATATTCCATGGCATAACGATGGCATCTACTCTAATTCTATTACTATATACTTAAATAATAAATGGGATTATAGTGAAGGTGGTTTATTTTTATACAAAGATGGAAACGATATTAAAACTATAATACCAAGTGATAACTTGGGAGTTATTCAGACTGGTGGTGTTGAACACTCTACAACAATAACAAACACAGAATCCCCAATTAGAAAAACTATTCAAATATTTTTAAACGATAAAAAACATAATACACTATTGTGAAAACATTTATAATCAGAATAAGTAGTAATGAAGATTCAGTTAGGTCTGTAAAACAAACAATCCAAAGTGCAAAAGATGTAGGATATAAAGAACCAATTGAAATATTTGAAGCAATTAAACCAAATGAGTGGAAATCGATTCTACCATATGAAAATACGTTTCATAATTACGCAAGACCAGATAATGTTGGTGCTTGTTTTGCTTCTCATTATTTGTTGTGGAAAGAGTGTATAAAGTTAAATGAACCTATATTAATATTAGAACACGATGCAATATTCAAAACTAATATACCTGATATAGATTTCAATATGTGTGTTAACTTTGGTAGACCGAGTTACATTAGACCTCATCATATGATTTATGAAGAACCAAAAGATGGATTAAATTGGCCAAATCAAGTTAACTTCTTAGGTCATCATGCATATGCAATTAAACCAAATGCAGCTAAAATATTCTGTGAAGATGTACGGAAAAGAACTTTATCTGCAAATGATGTATGGATTGAAAGAGTAACATATCCATGGTTAGAAGAATATAGACCATTCCCCATTTGGGCAGATACTGATTTCTCTACTATACAAATGATGTTACCAGATGAAAACCCACTAAAACAAAAATATGATGAAATTACTGATGTTAATAGTCCTTATTACGATTATTTAATGAAACATTTTTCTCATGTTCTAAACGGGCCACAATCAGAAAGACATATAGATATATGATATTAGAAAAAAATATATTATCTAAGAGTGAGTGTGATTTGTTTATAGAAAGAGCAACACTAAAAGGATTTAAAAATAGTTTAATTGGTGATGGAAACGAAAATTCTAATATAAGAACTTCCTATGAAGTAAATTTAGATATAGATGATGTAGTTGGTAATCTATTATTAAATAAATTAAATGAGTTTAATATTACATCACTACCAAAGTATCTAAAGGTAATAAAATACACCAAAGGTTCTTTTTTTAAAAAACATAAAGATACATACGATGATATAAAAAATCGTAAAAGGTATAAAACAATGGTTTTACAACTATCTAATACTGCGGATTATCAAGGAGGTGATTTGAGGGTTTATACTGACTTGAGTAATGATATATATTTCCCCATATCAAGACAACAGGGTTCGGTTTCTATATTTCCAAGTGATTTTACACATGAGGTTTTGGAAATTATTGATGGAATTCGGTACACTATTGTTATGTGGTTAGAATCAGATAATTTTGATAGTAATAAAAAAATATTAATATAAATTTGGAATTTACAAATATTTTTCGTATATTTGTAGTGTTAAAAGTATAAATATGCTTTCACATCACGAGAAACAAGAGGTTATAAACATATTAAATGATGTTTTGGGTGTTGGTACATCGATGAAAAACGATGAACAAGCACACCATTGTCCATTCTGCCATCATCACAAGAAAAAGTTACAAGTTAATTTAAAAACACAATATTGGCATTGTTGGGTTTGTGATGCAAAAGGAAGAAAGATACAGAGGTTACTTAAAAGACTTCATGTAGATTCTCGTAAATTAAAGAAAATATATGAAATCTATGGAGATGATTATGTTGTATATTCAAAAGAAACTGAAGAAGAGAAGGTTGAGTTACGACTACCAAGTGAATTTAAATCACTTTTAAAAGTACCAACAGGTAAAGTAAAACCTGTGTACAGAAAGGCTCTTAGGTATGTTAAAGATAGAGGTATTACTAAAGAAGATATTACAAGATATAATATCGGTTATTGTGATACTGGTATGTATTCCAATCGTATTATTATCCCATCTTATGATTCAGATAACAGACTCAATTACTTCATCGCACGTTCTATACACTCTGAAGAAAAGTTTAAGTATAAGAATCCACCAGTTTCGAAAAATGTTATCATGTTTGAAAACCAAATAAATTGGAACGAACCAATAACATTGGTTGAGGGTGTATTTGATGCAATGGCGGTAAAAAGAAATGCTATTCCTATACTTGGTAAATTTATTCCAAAAACTTTAAATGATACTATATATAAAAAGGGTGTTCAAAGTATCAATATATTATTGGATGGGGATGCTCAAGACCAGGCTTTATACTACACTATGCAATTCCAAAATCAAGGAATCACTACAAAAAATATTAAACCCACAGATAAAGATGCATCTGAAATGGGGTTCACAGAAGTAAATAATAAATTAAAAGAATCTAAGAAAACAGGATTCGGTGATATTATATCACAAAAACTAAAAGGTTTATGATAATAAATAAGGTTTACCACCTTGCAGATTTACACATTAGAAATCTACAAAGGCACAAAGAATACAAACAAGTATTTAAAAAATTCCTAAAACAAGTTAAAGAAGATAAAATCGAGGATTCCCTCATTTATATTGCTGGTGATATTGCTCATGCTAAAACTGAGATGTCACCCGAACTCGTACACGAAATTAGTTGGTTTCTCACCGAGTGTGCGAAGTTAAGAG